ACTCTTAATGTAGCTACGCCTTTACCCGCTTTAGGGAATTTTGCTGTTGAACCTTCAACGCCGCGTCTTTGTCTAACTGCACCAACAAGCTGTGCTTTAGCTTGGTAAGCCTGTTTAACTTCGGCATCAAATAAGGTAACAAAAGCATTAGATAATCCAATAGCCATTATTGACTCCTTATAGTAATTAATAAAATAAATTAATCGCTGTGGTATGCCAGATAAATCTGGGCCGTGCTTGCTATTTACGATAGCCGGTCGACAAGATTACTTGCGTTCAAGGGTTACATGAATATGTAATAGGCCTTATGCGATAATATACCACATAAAGCCTATTATTACAAGACTAGATTAACCGTATACTTGTTGGAACGCACGTTCCACTTTTTTACGATATGATGGATCTGTTTGATATCTAGGATCTGCAACAAGTTGTTGTAGCTCGTCCTTGGAAGGTGTACCTTCAACAGGAGTTGTTTCAGTAGGAATACGTCCTTCGTATGATGCTCTCAGTTTTTCTAATGCAGCAATACCTCTAGCAGTACCACCCATGACTTTAAATTCATCAAAGTCATCTTTAGACCATACACCTTTATTAACTAGATTACTAGCCCATTTGACCATGCCATTGATACGTGCTTCAGCATTAGGACCAAGTAACTTCATTTCTTCTTGTGTATTAATTTCTGCTTGCTCTGCATTACCCATACCCATCTCAACAACTTGACCAACTAGATCATCTAGCGCAGACTGACTAATGCCATAGTCTTTTGCCCAATCTAATACATGTTGTTTTAATGGATCATCATCAGGTGTTTCACCAAATGCTGACATGTCATAGTTGCCATCTTCTGGTGCTTTATGTTTACCTTGTGATATTTTCTTACGTAGATCAGACCATGATTTAGCAATTCCTTCTAGGTCAGGTGCTTCATCATCACCATTCCAGAAGTTTTCTGGCCACCAGTCTGGTCTTTCTAAAGGCCCATCATCATCCTCTTCGCCAACCGCAAATTCTTCTTTTGCTTTTACTTCATCAGGATCACGATGATCTATTTCTACTTTTTGTGGATTCTCGCTAGCATCAGCTTCTTCGACTTCTGGAGTAGCTCCATCGAGTAGGCCAGTGCTTGATTCTTGCTCCACACTAGGCTCGAGTGTTTCTTCCATTATAGTTTCCTTGCTCTAATTAACCTTGCTTCTAAATCCCTAACGATACTATTTTGTCCTTCACGGTAGTAAGCGTAGCTAGGATCGCTACCTGGCAAGGCAACAGGTTGCTCAACAACTGCTTCACGCAGCCATTTGATTAACTGTTCGCCGTCCTCACCCCCAAGGACTCTAAGACAGAGACGATCTACATCATCTCTTTTTTGATTAACATCTCTAATATCAAGTGGTAAAGCTTGATCTAAATCTTCCCATCCAGCCATAAATTATCCTTGTTGTTGCATCATCTCCTGTGCAGCTTCTGGATTTTGCTGTTGCATTTGTTGTGCCATAGCAGCAGCTTGCTGTTGCATCATGGCTCGCTCTTGTGGTGTTGGTCTAAGTTTCTGAGGAACACCTAGCTTCTCTGCAATGTAATCTAGCATCTCACCTACCTTGATTGCCATCTGACCTTCTGGTCCAGCTTGTTGTGCAATCTGTGCATATTGTAAGATGTTTTGTATGTCATCCATATTCTGTGCCATAGCTAATGGAGCTACAGGACTGATCTTAACTTCTAAACCATTAACCTTTAATGGTAAGGAAATTATACCACGCTGATCCATCACTTCTAACATCTTGCTAACTAGGGGAATCATTGTTTCATTGATGAGTCGACCAAATGCAGAACCTAAGTTTTGTGATAACTCTTTCATACGTTCCACTACTTCTGTTGCTGATCGAGCTGACATATTATCTGGTGGTAATGATTCGTCTAATAGAATACGTTTAATATTAGCTACCAAATCATTAATCACTAACTGTGATACATTAAAGTCACCTGATCTAGGTAATGCTCGTAATGACTCACCTTGTGGACCACCATTACGTGCCACAGGAATGATTGCACCTGGCATAATCTTTACTGTGTTTGGATTCAATACGCCATCATCAGCTGCTGTATAAACACCAGAGATAGCAAGAGAAGCATTCTTTAACACTAGTTCTTTAGTTTTATTAAGTGTTTTAATGTCTGGTAGTGCTGTGATTAATGGACCACGACCATAAATCTCACCAGATACTTTAGCATAACGAGATACGACCCATGGGCTATATTTCATACGCTTATAGAGTATCTCTGTTTTAGATTCTTTATGAATAACATGATAACAATAGTCACCACGTTTCTGATCTAGAATAGTTGCTTCAATCAACTCCACATCATCTGTTGGTTTCTGATCTATCTTTGTTTGTAAATCTTTTGGTATTTCAGCATCAGGCCATTGACGTTGTATAGATTCACCTTTCATGCGCATACGTCTGTATACATTATCTACCTGACCATTGGCACCTTCTTCAATAGATACTAAATATTGTGGTACAGGAATAAAGTTAATAGGTGTTAAATCATCACCTGGTTGAACCATCATGACTGCGGTACCAACAGATAAGTCAAGTAAGAATTCACCAATAGCAATATCAAAGTTAGATTGCTTGAGTGTGTCAAATAACTTATCATTGTACATATCTAATGCAGCTTGTGCTTCAGCATTACGCTCTGCTGGAATGTCTGATCCTGGTTCTAATCGACACCATTTGCGTTGAGGAGGAAAGATACCTGATTGCATTCTATTTGCAAAACGTTGTGTAGAGTTAATTGCTGTAGAATCAAACACACGATTCATCTTTTTAGTGCCGCCAACCTTACCATCATAATGGCCATCATAGAGATTACGTTGTGGTAGTGCAAACTCGTATGCTTCTTCATACAAGTTCCTAAAGTCTTCTTTCTTAATTAATGCTTTCTCATGTCTCTTTAAGACATCTTCTGCATTTAATCTCATCATTTCAGCCATTATCCTATACCTCGGTTCATTAATAATCCTCTATTTTTTAGTCTTGCATCTACCATAGATTCCTTTGCATCTTTTTCTTCTTGATCCATAATCGTATGGATTTCCTGTGATCTCTTATTCAATTCATCTGGAGTTTTGTATATTGGAAATTTACCTGATTTAATGTCATTTTTCCAGATATTATATAACTCATCTTCATCATATACAATTCTACCTTTATCCCTAATATATCCTGGTACAGATACATATTGTCCTTTGTTAGGACCTTCTGGAATTATAATTCCTGTAGAGTACACCGTAACTGGTCTGCCTTCTTCATCACGACCAACTTTTCCAGATCGAATAGTGTCTCTATGATATTTAACAATATTCTGTTCTGCTTTAGATAATGTCATCATGTGACGTGGCATATACATTTCAACCATAATTATCCCTTTTTATTTCTTGCTGCAAATGAACGTGCTGCTTCTTTACTACCGAAACCCCATGCTTGTAATGCTTTCTTTAATCTTGTTGGTCTACCTTTTTCATCTTTCAAAGGACCAGCCATACCGCCAAAGCGTGCAGCAAAGCTGACACGACGACCATCTGTGCCAGACTTTTGTGGTCGTTTAAGATTGCCACCATCTTTTCTTTCAAAGTGTTTACGTCCAGCTTCATTAAGTCCACCCTTAGGGTTTTGATATTTCTTAGCAACCATTATTCAGTCCAACTTATTATAATTTCCATTGCATGTGGATTGTTATTCACGTCTGCATTGGTTAATCTAAATAGGTAATTAGTTAATCCTTTTAAAATAAGATTATTACCACCCGCTTCACCACCACCACCTTTTTTACCAACACCCCCTGTTAATATTTCTTGTAATATTAATGTGCCTGTGCTAGAAACTGTAGGGTTAGCTAACGCTACACCTTGGCTTGGAATTGTGCTAGCTCTATTGCGGTTAACAATAGGTAATGATGTACCACCTGTAGCGCTTGCACCTTCATATAAGTAACCTACTGCATTGCCACTAGATAAGCCATTAATAGTAAATACAGGATTCACTCCTTGAGGAAAAGCAATCACAATATCAATACTTGATCCAGCTGCTACTTTATTGCTATAGTCTGCAACTAACCCAGCACTAAAGGCATGTCCTTCAATTAGTCGAACATGCTCAACACTTCTGGTAGGATATGCGCCTCTATATTGTTCCACTATGCCCACTCCGCTTTTTGTATTCTTAATGGTCCTAGGTTAATAAGAAAGTAATCTACTGGCGCATCATCAACTTCACCTTCGTAGATCTCGAATCCTAAGTTAAATCCCCAATAGAAATGATATGACCACATTACTTTTTCTTCTTAGGAAAACCAGCTAACATATTCTTGTATGATTTATCTGATATAGTGGAATCTTTTTTAGATCTGCTAATACCTTTTTTCTTACGCTGGTTGATATTATGATATAAACCTTTGCCTGGCATAATTAACCTTTCTTCTTCATATTTTTTTGAATAGCTGATGATCGTGCTTGTTCATAAGAACTCATCTTGCCATCCTTATTTAAATCACCTTTTTTATTCTTCATCATCTTTTTTGCTTTGTTGTACATTTTATTTTGCATCTAATATTCCTCCTAAGTTACCTTTTACAGGCGGTTGTTTAATGTTACGTACACGATTATCTTGCTTGTCCATTGTGATATATTGATCGTAATGACGACTAAATGATGCACGCCTTGCTACTTTTGTTTCATCATCTGACTGTGCAGCACCAGACCAATGACTGTTATACCAGAATGAATTAATAGTCAGATTGTCTTGTGTAACCTCATCAATGTTAGTGTTTGGTTTTTCTAAGTAATCAAATAGCAGAACAGCAGATTGTTGTCCAGGTGATAATTTAGATGCATTACCGTCTTGATATGCCTTAATCATATAGCTAGGAACGCCAGCTTTTTTAAGCTTTACTAGATCATTTGTTAACGTCATCCCTTTTGATTTTAGTATTGTATTAAAAGCTCGACGCAAGGCAGTTCTTAAACTGTTGCGTTCAAACTGATATAGTCCTTGTCCATGTTTGCTATAATCAAAGTTAGGCACCTCTTGTAACTTTGTAGGATCTATCTTAGACTCATGATATGCAATTGGTAACATAATTTTATTAACTATCTGCTCTGGTGTACTCTTCTTATTACCTAAATACTGAGTAGCAAACTGATAGTCTTTATCATTTAAGATAACATTTCTAGCTCGTTTAAGATCCATTGCTAATCCTATGTGCGTTATAAAGATTAATAGGAGGAAGAGATATTTCATGCCATTCAATCATAATTTAATGTCTGCTCCAAATAAACCAGCAGTCATGTCTAATCCTGTAGTGCCTAACGCTGGTAACCCTGTAGATGGTGCTTCACCTGGTAACTTTGCTTTACCAACTAATCCACCAGTACCACGACGTAATCGTCTTTGTGATGCCTTACTTGCCTCTGCTTGTGCTTTAGTTCTTTTAGCACTAGCTTCAGCACTTCTTTCAATATCAGATAATTCACCTCCTGTAAAATATGTACGTCCTTCATAAACATCTACAGGACGACTACTTAATGCTTTACCACCAGTTGGATCTTCATAACTAACAGATGTTTGAACATTATATCCAGACATTATCGCTTGTGCTGGACTAGATGGTGGAGCTGGTGCAAAAATTCCACCAGCAGGCTGTCCCATCCAAGATGGTCTAATATAACGCGAACTAACATTTCTTCTGCCAAGCTGATATTCACCGCTTGGCATTAAGTATTCACGACCTTGTTCTTTCACTTTTCGATAACCAGATGAGATTTGTTCATCAACTTGCTTTTGCCACCAGTCTTCAGACTTAAAGATGTTACGACCACCGGCAAGATTGAGTAAATCTTTTTGTGCTTTTTCAGATGTTGGCAACATACCTCGTGCCAATGCCATACCAAAGTCTAGGGCTGCCATTAAGCACCTGTACCTAATGTATCTTCTTCTTCAACACCAACCTCTGGGCTAAATCGACCACCAGCTAGTAGTGTACGTTTACCGCCACGCATTCTTGCTTTACGCTTAGCAGCCATTTCTTCTTGTAGATCTCGTTTTTCTGATTGTGCTTGTTCTCTTGCACGTTTTGTTTCTTCACGCTGTAATCGTAATGATTCTTCAGCTGCTGATGTATCTGGCTTTCCGCCACCGAATGCACCACCCATTAGGTTCTCCTCATCATATAATAATCTTTTTTATCTACGCTATATTGTCTGAGCAAGCCCTCTTTCTCAAAACCTAGACAGCTTGCCCATGACATAGCCCTTTTATCCTCAAATCTTACCGTAATTTGTAAACGATGTAAAGTAAATAATATCTCACAGATATCAAAGAATGCATGCGCACCCTTAGTCATAGCTATTGGGTATCTTCTAGCTTCCTCAGCGAATATAGACCACGCCTCACCCACACCACTCCAAACGATAACACAACCAAAAATAGCCACAGGACGGTTATTAATATACGCAGTAATACTAGGACCAGCCTGAGACTGATGTATAATACGCTGTTCTCGAATTTCAGGCGGTACTTGCGCAACCCCATAATCATCTAATCCTTTAAATGTTTTTAAATGTAGTGGATTGAATGGTACGTACCCACCGTCTTTAAGTTTAGGCATGTATTGATTTAATACGTCCCTACTGATGAAAGACATCGAAATCTGTATTGACTACTGTTTGTGATATTAAAGTATTTTGTGATAAAGCAGATTTAGTCATGCGTTTATGTTCACCACCGCCTAAGAGTAAATAACCAACTGCATCACCAATGTGAGAATGTTCATTCTTGTTTGGTGCATCTTTAAATCGTTCTTGACCAGCACCCACATTAACTCGTTTAAAATGATAACCACCAGATAATGATTTACGGATACGCTTACATGATGTATGTACAATCAATCCTGGTTTGCCATTAATTAATCTTTGCATAGGCGCAGCTGCACCTTCACGTCGTACTTTGAAGTTATTAGATGCGGTTGGCTGTGCGCGTAGTCCTAAGGTACGTAAGTAATCAAATGCAGTAACTTCGTAGATCGCATCACGTTGCATACCAGCCGGATCACCCCAGACCATAATTTGTGCTTTAGGGTAACGTGCATTGATCTCAGCTAATAACTGTTGACCAAATCTTTCTAGACCCATATCTTCTGTGACAATCTCATGTAGAATAATCCAACGGCCATTAGCTAGTCGTTGCCCGATTGCGGCTGCTGGTGTTAAACCAAAGTCCAGTCCTATATGCAATGGTAACGTTGGATCGTATTCCACTTCTGACGAACTCATTAACTGGTCGTCATATTCTGGCCATACTGGTCTGCCTTCTTGTACATAAGTAAATTTACCTTCAGCATAACAACGTATCCAGTCTAAGTTCTTACCACCCAACATTTGGTTGTAATATCCGCCAGGAAGGTTGTTAACATTCTCTGCTCTGCCATTTACTTTCCACCAACGACCACCAGCGAAGATGTGATCGTTAGCTTCTGGATTGTCAGGTAATTCGTCTGGCGAGACCTCAACCACACCGCCTGGTTGTTGGAAGAAGTCCCAACCATACTTACCTGTAATCGGTTCTTTTTGACTTAACCTAAACCACCAATGGTCATCATCCATTGGGTTAGTATCCATCCAAACTCCATGCCAAGTTGGTCCGCCATCTTTTTGTGTAGGATAACGCCCAACCCTATGAGTGAGACCATCAATAACAGCTTTTGGTAATTCTCTTGCTTCATTGACCCATGCTCCTGTAAGTTCTAATGATAATAGTTTACGTACATCTTTAGGTTGGTCCAATGCTAAGAAGATCACTTCACAGTCGATGCCAGCGGCATCACCTCGGGAGGGAAGGCGTATGTGATGTGTGATTGGAGGTGTATATAACATCGGACCAAAAGTGTTTTCAGGAAATAACTCTTGCCATGTCTTAATGGTTGTTGTCTTTAATTCAGGGTAAGAGTTCCTGACAATTACAAATCTGGTATAACGAATACCATCAACAGGTGATGGCTTCTGTCTAACTGCACGCATCATGATTTCAGCAGCACACGCATAGGATTTGCCTGAACCTACAGGCCCCATGAGTCCGCGAACGAACGCATTACTTTGGAGAAAGTCGTATGTCGTACGTGCGCCACTGAAGTCAAGATCAATACCTGGACCAGCTAGTGCTTTCTTACTTCTGTCTTTCTTATTGCTCATCGTCGATGTCTTTGAACTTCATGGTTGCTAGACGTTTCAGTTCTTGGTTTTCCATCCATAGCGCATCAATAATCTTCATCACTCTATTATTATTCATGTGTGCCATAGCAAACTCGTCACGCAACTGTTCAATCTGTTGTTTGAGATCCATCTTTAGTCTCCAGTTGTTTAACTAAAAAAGCAACATAGTGTTGTAACTTCTTCAAATCCTCAACACCACCCTTATGTTGAAACCTTAGTGCATATTTAATAATATTACCAGTCAAGAATCCTTCATAGGCTTCATCTGATAAATACTCCTTCATTACATCTATAGGTTGTATAGTGTGTCGCTTGTAATGGTCACCACCAACTTGGATGTCTTTTGGATCAGTCATTTTTTCTTCCTACCCTTTTCTTTGCTTCTTCAGCAAATTTTACCACGATTTCAAAATGTTTGTTAGGATCAGCTAATACTTTCTCAATCCAGTCCGTCTTCTTCAGATTCCTTCTTTTCTCCTTGAACTCCTCCAAGGCTTTCATCGCTTTCAGTCTCGCTGGACTGTTTAGGTTCTTCATAATATGTTGTTGTCTCCGGTGCTTTAACGTTAATACCAATCACTGACGGCTTGTCTGACTCTTCAGGTGTATCTAATAATCCTGATGCTTTAGCTAATATTCTTAAAACACCCACTTTATCCCAAAGTTCAATATCAATAGTTGTATAAGAATTACCTTCCTTATCGGTTTTGGTAACAGTCTTAATACTCTTGATAGCTTGTAATGCATGCTCAGGAATATCTTTGCTTGCCTTGACCTTAATGTTACCTTCACTATCCCACTCCATAATATCTGTTGGTTTAGTATTAGCAATAC